TTTGTCGATTAATAAAAGTAGAGCATATGCCGCATGGAACCTCCAATGATTATGTGAAAACAGATAGTCATTTCTGGTTGCTTCCTCGCAGCTCTATTTTTAAATCGGGTCTTCTCATGGCAAATTCTGCAGGAGTGATTGATAAGAGCTATCGTGGAGAACTCAAGGCGCCTGTCTGGTCGATGACGGGAAATTCAGATGTCAAACATGGAGAACGTTTGTTTCAAATTGTTGCACCAGATATGGGGTGGATTCGTCATGTGAGAATGGTAGAGGTTATGCCTGGCACAATAAGAGGTGCTGGTGGTTTTGGGTCCACAGGTAAATAACTTAAATAAGATGTATGATAATATAATATGGAAGACGGAAAGAAAGAGAAAAGCATTATATTAGATTGGTGGAGTTGGAACAATCGATAACCTAAATAAGAAGTAATATCATATAATATGTCATTCGAAGAAGAAGAGAGGGCGAATGGATTATCGCTTGATTCTATCATTACGCATCGAGAGACGCGTGTTGAAATGATTCAGTGTCCTACGTGGGGAATTTCCTGTTTTATGGATGGAGTCATTCAAAGCTGTGAAATGGATGAAGCGATATATCATATTTCGCTCGTTCAACCTACCATGATAAATAGTCCCCATGCAGAACGTGTTCTTATTATTGGTGGAGGAGAGGGAGCAACGGCAAGAGAAGTATTAAAATGGACATCCGTGAAACAGGTCGATATGTATGATTGGGATAAAGATGTAGTTCAGCTTTTTCAATCGAAGTATCCACAATGGGCAAAGGGTGCTTGGGAAAATGAGAAACTTGCACTCCATTTTAATAATATTTTTGATGTGATTGTAAGACCGCCCGATAAACCATATGATGTAATTATCATTGATTTATTTGATCCAGAGGAGGAAAATGTGGAACAATGGAAGCATTTACTTCGTTACCTTCCACGGTGGTCAACACCGCATACATCGATTGTCATGTATGCAGGAATGATAACGGATGAAATCGTTCAACCCTACCAGATGTTGAAAGATATCATTGCGCAATCATACACAGATAAAGATACCCATTTATATAAGGTACCTATTACGTCATTTATGGGAGATGCTGCATTTCTCACAGTGAGAAATGCAGAAAGACATGATGCAAGCATTTTTATATAATTAATCTCTCTTTTCTTTTACATCTGATGTAGGATAATAGAGAATTTGTCCTTGCCTCAATGGGGTAGCATATTCTGGTATAACAAATGATTCTGTCATGTTAGTGACATCTGCTACTTTGATGGAATTTTTAGTAGCAGTGATTGGTGCAAAGACTCGTTTATCTTGTTCTTCTCGAATACGCAATAAATCATTTAATTTCTGTTCATTTTCTTTATGTAATATCGGATTGGATGGTTTATCCGTTGTAAATTTATATTTTTCAAAGCGTCGTGCACCACAGGAGAAGCCAGATAACATAGAACCTCCACAACTCATTCTATACAGTATCCAGCCTAAAATTTGATAGTGAACACATGAGTAGAAAAGATATCTAATACCATGAATCAGGACGAAGCACTATCTACTCTATTCGGGGTCTCTCCTCACGAACAAGAACCAAAAGGTGTTCGTGGCATCCTTCAGACCACCGATTATCTTCATTTTATCATTCTAAGTGATACAGGAAATGAACTTCTAACCTTTACAGGTGCGAAGCTCGCTAATAAATGCTTGCCAGGAGACCATGTGTGTTGGAATAATCAATGCGAATTAGAATTACGTGATCAACACCCCCTACTTGTTGGTACGATTGAACTAACAGGCTCTTCGACCTATGGTCTTACCAAACGTGGGATTCCTATGTATCTCTTTACTCCTTATGATAAGTCGTATCCGCACTTTATTGTGGGATGTTCAGAGAAGGATAAGCGTTTCAATAAAATTGGGTTGATTCAACTGGAGGATTGGACAGCTACGTTTCCCCGAGGATCGCTTCAGCAAACATTGGGTGTGTCAGGAGATCATCAAGCAGAGGAGTTGGCATTAGAATGGCAGGCGTGTCCTTGGAAATATCCCAAATATGAATATGAGCCGAAAATAAATGATACACCGCGTACTGAATTACAGGGTGTCACCTTCCACATTGATCCAGAAGGTTGTAAAGATGTGGATGATGTTCTTACCTTTGAGAAGATAACAGCGGTATGTTGGAGAGTGACCATTACGATTAGTGATGTGGCAGCTTTTGTAGAAGATGGTGGTGCAATTGATATTATGGCATCCCTCATTGGTCAGACATTATACAATAAGGAAGGAAAGGTTCTTCGTCCGATGCTTCCTTCGGCGTATTCGGAAAAGGAGTGTTCGTTGCTTCCTGGAAAACAATCGTATGGAATTTCGCTACAATTTATCTGGGATGGCATGGCGATTTATGATATTCAATGGTTAGAAACGACACTGCGAGTGAATCATTCCTATTCGTATGAGGAATTTCAAGAATCAGAATCACCCTACAAGGCGGTGATCGCAGCGATTTCCAGCCATATCGCTCAAAAGGATATAATAGATTCACATGAATGGATTGAGCACATGATGATTTTCTATAATACAGAGGCTGGTAAAATACTAAAAAAAGCAGGAATGGGAATTCTACGCAGACATTCTGCGCCTGACAGAGAGAGATTAGAGCGATATGATGCTCACTTTCCAGAGTTGCGATTCTTGGCATTCTCTGCTGCGGAATATGTCTTGGCAGAAGAGCAGGATACTATACATTATGGATTACAGTCGGATACGTATGCGCATGCTTCAAGTCCGATTCGTCGCTATGCAGATTTGGTAAATCAACGGGTGCTCAAGCAATTGATACGAAAATCGCCAAATGGCTATATTGTTCCGATTACGATGTACGATATGAATCGCAGAGGAAAAGCCATCAAGCGATTTCAAAGAGACATGCACTTCTTAGATGCATGGAAGACAGGATGTACTACGTTTACAGGAACGATTATGGAGAAAATCCGAATGGAGGATTGCACAAAAATAGTAATCTATCTTCCGCAATGGAAACGAATGATTTCTACCACCTATCAAACAGTGTCAGACGATATTGTTCTTTCACGAGATGAAAAATCAGAAATAAATGTGTTACTGTATCGAGAGGTTCAGGTTCACTGTACGTTTCTCATGCAGTCCCGAAACTGGAAAGAACGTATTATCATCCATATTATATAAATCATACTTAACATAGGTGCTAATTATTTTTAATATTTATGATATATTATCGTATATCATAAATGTTAAAAATTTGATTCATATCATGATGATATAAAAAGATAGACCAGAATTTTAAAAGAACTTAGACAACAGTTTCTATATCCAAGACAGAATGCCAGCCGGTTTCCATCAAGCTACTTCTGATATCGAATCCATCGTCGGCGTCCAGTTCAGTATTCTCTCGCCGGATGAAATTGAGCGCAGTTCTGTGGTGGAAATTACGACGCAGACGACGCATGAAGGAAATGAACCAAAAATCGGAGGACTGTTTGACCCGCGCATGGGTGTTCTTGATAATGGAAAGGTGTGCCGCACGTGTGGTCAGACCAATCATGGTTGCCCCGGTCACTTTGGACATTATCGTCTGACTCGTCCTGTATACTATATTCAGTTTCATGGGATGATCATGAACGTTCTGAAGTGTATTTGCATCCGTTGCTCCAAACTTCGCATTGATAAGGATCATCACAAGGATTTACTGAACCGTAAGGGAGAGGCGCGTTGGAAGGAGGTTCTTGCGCTTTCGTCGAACATCAAACGTTGTGGACAGGAATGTGAGGATGGTTGCGGTGCGCCACAGCCTGACAAGTTCACGAGAGAGGGCATTGCGCGCATTGTGGCGCATTATCAAGAGCTGAAGCAGCAACAGCCCTTGGAGGTGGAATATGTCCATCGTCTTTTCCGTCGTATTACCGATGAGGATGTTGACTTTATGGGTCTGAGTCGTTTCTGGTGCCGTCCTGATTGGATGATTTGCACGGTGCTTCGCATTCCTCCGCCGCAGGTACGTCCATCGGTTGTTCAAGACAACAATCAGCGTTCGGAAGATGATTTGACGCACAAGCTATTTGACATTATCAAGAATGATAGATCGCTTCAACAGAAGATTGAGAATAATTCGAATAAAACGGTCATTGATGAAATGACCAATGTTGTCCAGTATCATGTGGCGACGTTGGTGGACAATGAAATTCCTGGTGTGGCGCCGTCGGCGCAGCGCAGTGGACGTCCGCTCAAGTCCATTCAGCAGCGTCTGGGTGGCAAGGAAGGACGTATCCGTTACAATATCCAGGGAAAGCGTGTGGAATTCTCGGCGCGTTCCGTCATTACTCCTGACCCGAACCTGAGTGTGGCGGAGATTGGTGTGCCGCTGGAGATTGCAATGAATCTGACAAGTCCTGAGCGTGTGACGCCTTATAACTTGGACAAGCTCTACAAGCTTGTTCAGAATGGTGCAGACAAGTGGCCAGGCGCGAAGACGATTGTGCGCAAGGACGGACGTATGATTTCGCTGAAGCATGTACCGACGAAGGAGATTGTGCTGTACGAGGGAGATGTGGTGAATCGTCATTTGCTGGACAATGACATTCTCCTCTTCAATCGTCAGCCAACACTCCATAAGATGTCGATGATGGGTCATCGTGTGAAGGTGCTGCCTTACAAGACGTTTCGCATGAACGTTCTGACCACTAGGCCATACAATGCTGACTTTGACGGTGATAAACTTCCCTTATTCTAAGGGACATCTTGTCATCAACAGTGGGGCGCTTAAATAGTTCTAGTATCACTATTTGAGGAAAACGCTGTAAATACTAGAGTGTATGGACTTATTGCAAAGACCATATACTTATATAACCTGCTAGTATATGTGAGGAGTCATATATGCAAGACTTTCAAATTGACGGGAACCCCCTCATAAAATTGATTGTAAGGACGTGTATAAATTTAATTAAAATTGCTCAAATGAAAATCTGTCCAGATTGTACTATCAACAAAGATGAAAGCGAATTCATCGTAGGAAAAAGACCATGTATTCGTTGTAAAACTTGCCAAAATGCACTGCGGTGTAAACAAAGTAGAGATAAAAAAGCGAATGCAGAAAATATAACAAAAATGTGTAAGAATTGTCATTCAGAAAAGAAGGGTTCTGAATTTGAGTTTGGAACACTCTTATGCAAGTGTTGTTTCCGAGAACAACACAAAGAGGCAAATCAGCGTCCATTGAAAACCGACCCAGATAAAACATGTAATAAGTGTCAAATCATCAAATCGGCAATAATGTTTCGCAAGCGTGAACTTACTTGTAAGGAGTGTGCTAAGAAGATGTTGTATGAATGGCGAGAAAACAACAAAGAACGCTTTCTTGATATTTGTAAGAAGTATCGTGATAAGGATGAAAAGAAAAAGTTGCGACAAGACTATCTTCGAAAGAAATATGCCGAAGACATAAAAGCAAAATTGTTACAATTATATCGCACACGTGTACGATTGTGCATTAAGTCAAAGTATTGTCCTAAAAATACTGCTTTCGATTACACATCGCTACTTGGATGCAAATGGGAAACGTTGATACAGTGGTTAGAATTTAACATGAAATCTGGTATGACTTGGGACAACTATGGTCCTTACTGGCATGTAGACCATGTGTATCCTTGTGCACTCTTTGACTTTTCAGATGATGTAGAACGCAAGAAATGCTTT